TTAAATGAAAGATCAAGTAGAAAACGTCGAGGCTATTGAGGAGGGCACTCTCGCTCAGGACTCTCTGAAGCCAGCTTCACGCCCAGTAACTGACGATCCTAAGTCACGTATCGAGATCATGAAGACTATGATCGGTGCAATGGCTGAGATGCCAAAGCGCGATCTCGTCAAGTGGTTCGATCAGGCTCAGGCTCAGTTCGGTCCTGGTAAGGATTACGGCGTAGGCGACAAGTCAGGCGCAAATCAGTCGACTCTCGACATGAAGGCTTCAGCAGCTGAAGCTTCTTCTGCTCCTAAGACTAAGATGCCGATGCCAAAGCTGAACGTTCGTGAAGACGTTGAAGCTATGTTCAACGGCGAAGAACTCACTGAAGAGTTCAAGGATAAAGCATCAACTCTGTTCGAAGCTGCTGTAGAAGCTCGCGTCATCGCTGAGTACGCACGCCTCGAAGAAGAGTTCGATGACAAGCTTACAGAAGCTGTTGCAGAAATCAACGAAGAACTTACTTCGAAGATCGATGCATATCTCGACTACGTAGTTGAGCAGTGGATGGAAGAGAACGAAGTAGCTATTGAGTCTACTCTTCGTAACGAACTCGCTGAAGAGTTCATCGAAGGCCTTAAGGGTCTGTTCGCTGAACACTACATCGACGTTCCACAGGAAAAGATCGACGTCATCGAGTCTCTAGCCTCTAAGGTTGAAGAGCTCGAAGCAATGGTCTCAGAGGCCATTGAAGAGAACAACCAGCTCAAGGATGCTCTCGTCGAGTCTGAGAAGAAAGAAGTATTCGAGTCGTACCTCGAAGACCTCGCTCTTTCACAGCAGGAAAAGTTCAAGGCTCTCGCTGAGGGCGTAGACTTTGACGGCGATCTTGAAGTATACGCAAAGAAGCTTTCCATCATTAAGGAAAACTACTTTGGTGAAGTCAAGAAGGCTCCGGCTTCGACTAACATCGAAGAAGAGACTTTCGAGGGTGAAGTAAAGGCTGAAACAGTTTCTGTCGATCCAGCTATGAACTTCTACGCTCAGGCTATTTCAAGAACTCTGAAGAAATAATCTTTATAAATATTAAACAAACCCAGTATAGAAAGGGAGACAACTAATGTATCTAGCTGAGGAAATCCAAAAGAAGTGGCAGCCGATTCTGGAGCATGCTGATCTACCAGCAATCCAGGACCAGACTCGTCGCTCTGTAACTGCAGTCGTTCTCGAGAACACACAGCGCGCTCTTCGTGAGTCAGCTGCTCACGGCGACTTCCAGACTCTGACTGAAACAGCTTCGGCTCTTCCAGTCAACAACATGGGTGGTTCGTCATCTACTGCCGGTACTGGCGGTATCGACACCTTCGACCCTGTGTTGATCTCGCTCGTTCGTCGTGCAATGCCTAACCTCATTGCTTATGACATCTGCGGCGTTCAGCCAATGACTGGCCCAACTGGCCTTATCTTCGCAATGCGTTCGAAGTACAACAACCAGGGCAATGGCACTTCTGCTACTGACTTCGGTGGTACTCAGGCTAACGAAACTTTCTACAACGAAGTTAACACTGCATTCTCTTCAGTAGTAAGCGGTGCAAACACTTTCGGTCAGAAGTTCGTTGGTACTATTCCTGGTGCAACTAACACTTCACCTCTGACAGCTGTTAACACTTATAACACTGGTTCGGGTATGTCAACTGCAACTGCTGAAGCTCTCGGCGTTGACAGCGGCAACGACTTCAGCCAGATGGCATTCTCGATCGAGAAGGTCACTGTTACTGCTAAGTCACGTGCTCTGAAGGCAGAGTACACTATGGAACTCGCTCAGGACCTTAAGGCAATTCACGGCCTTGACGCTGAGACTGAGCTTTCGAACATCCTTTCGGCTGAAATCCTTGCAGAAATCAACCGTGAAGTCGTTCGTACTATCAACATCACTGCTGTTGCTGGTGCTCAGGACAACGTCACTACTGCAGGCGTATTCGACCTCGACACTGACTCAAACGGCCGTTGGTCGGTTGAAAAGTTCAAGGGCCTTATGTTCCAGCTCGAGCGCGAAGCTAACCAGATCGCTAAGCAGACTCGTCGTGGTAAGGGTAACATCGTTATCTGCTCTTCTGACGTTGCGTCAGCTCTGCAGATGGCCGGTGTTCTCGACTACACTCCTGCTCTTAACAGCAACAACCTCGCTGTAGACGATACTGGCAACACTTTCGCTGGTATCCTTAACGGTCGCTTCCGCGTCTACATCGACCCATATGCTCTCGGCGGTAACTACCTGACTGTAGGCTATAAGGGATCTTCAGCATTCGACGCTGGTCTCTTCTACTGCCCATACGTTCCGCTGCAGATGGTTCGTGCAGTTGACCAGGCTACTTTCCAGCCTAAGATTGGCTTCAAGACTCGTTACGGAATGGTCGCAAACCCATTCGCAGAGGGTCTGGTCAAGGGTGCTGGCGAGCTCGCTCTGTCAACTAACGTTTACTATCGCCGCGTAATTGTCAACAACCTGATGTAATTCAGGAAGAAGACGGTTTCAAGCCGCAAACTTTAAAGAGGGGTCTTCGGATCCCTCTTTTTTCATGTACAATGCATTCAGATTCTGGTATAATGAATCTATGGCCATCAGATAAATAGCTATACTATCGGAGAATAGAATGACAGCCATAGACAACACTCCAAGTAATAAGAACTTTCTGAGTCCGCTGAACTTCCAGTTTCAGCTGAAGAGAGCCCCGCATCTTAACTTCTTTATTCAGAAGCTGAACATACCGGCTATCAAGCTTCCTGTAGCTGAGATCCCTACTATGTTCAACTACATTCCAGATCCTGGTAACAAAGTAGAATACAGCGATTTGCAAGTTACTTTCAAAGTAGACGAAGACTTCGCAAACTACTTAGAAGTTCATAACTGGATTCGTTCTCTTGGTTTTCCAGAGAGATTTGAAGAGAGACAGACCGTATCCAGAGAACCTGAATATACAGGTAACGGCATTCACTCTGATATAGTCGTATTGGCTCTGAACGCTAGCAAGAGACCGAACTTTGAGATTACTTTCCGCAACGCGTTTCCTACTGATCTCTCGGAGATCAACTTCGACGCTACTCTGGAAGACGTTCAGTACGTTACGGCTACAGCCAATTTTAGATATATGCTTTTTGACATCAGGAAGATCACTTAACAGTTTACAAACCTCCAAGAACGTGGTATGATTATATCAATAGTGGAGATTTGTAATGAAACTAGACGAGATCTATTCCGAGTGGAAGAAGGATTCCGAGATCGACATGACGTCTCTTGGAGACGAATCCATCAAGATCCCAAAACTGCATCATAAATACTTTCAAGTCTACAGCTCAGAGAAGCTCTTGCTTCGTAAGTACGAGGCCGAATTCAAGCAGCTGAAGCTATCCAAGTATGAGTTCTATACTCAAGGTCCATCTAAAGAGTCACAAGAAAAGGGGTGGGAAATCCCGTCTCGTGGCATGATCCTGAAGCAAGAAGTCGGCATGTACTTGGACGGCGACAAAGACATCATCGACCTGTCTCTCAAGATAGGCTATCAACAAGAGAAAGTCGAGCTGCTAGAGTCGATCATCAAGAGCCTAACAAACAGGGGCTTCCAGATCAAAGCAGCCATCGACTGGCATAAGTTTACGATGGGAGCGTGATGGAAGTCATAGAGATAGAGAAGGTCGACGAAGCCTACAACAAGATAAAGTGTGATCCCGGAATTGCCTATGAACTGAACGATCACTTCACGTTCGAGGTACCCGGAGCTAAGTTCATGCCTGCTGTTCGAAATAAGTTTTGGGACGGCAAGATCAGGCTGTTCAACGTCATGTCTGGCCATCTCTATGCTGGTCTAAACAAGTACGTAGAAGAGTTCGCTAAGAGTCGTGGCTACGAAGTAGAGTACAAGTACGATAACTCTCTCGAAGAGTTCTCTATCAAAGAAGCCAATGACTTCATCGATACTCTTGAAATTCCAAACAAATTTGAACGAAGAGACTATCAAGTAGAAGCTTTCGTTCATGCAGTCAGACACAAGCGTGCTCTTATGTTGTCACCGACTGCTTCAGGTAAGTCATTCATCATATAT